ATAATCTTCTTTTGGTTAAACCTGCTACTTCTTTTTTATTTACTTTATTCCACTTTTTAAATTCTAATTCTATAGAAGCATCATTGTGGTTTTTGTTTACTTTTTTTAATATAGTAGAACTTGCAAAGTTACCTGTTCCAATATTATATGCTAAAGAAACTAATGCGTTGAATTGATTTTGATTTAAAGGACTTGTAACTAATTTATTTACTTTATCAGCAAATCTATCTGCTATAGTTTTAAACATTTCAAATGCTTGTACTTTAGTGATTTCTTTATCTAACATTGTTACACGTTTGTTATCACTATAATATGTGTTACCATATCCAATGGTAGGAATCTTTGCAGAACATAAATAAGGCTTTGCACTAAATCCTTCAAATTCTGTTATAAGCAAATAACCTGCATTATTTAACTTCATTGTTCTTGTTTTTTTCCATTAGATACCATCTTCTTGCAGTATATCCTGTAGCTATTACAAAAGCTATTACTTTCATAATAACATCAACGTTTGCAAATGTGAACATAAAATATCCACCTGTTATAACCGATTGCCTTAAATCTAAAATGTATTGTTTCATTTTCTTAATCGTTCAACTATATTCGTTACTCCTTCAATTCCTATATAAGCTGTAGCTATAACAACCCAATCAGAAGAGGTTAAACTTTGGTTAAACAATCCAAAACAAGCAATAGCAAAAACTAATAATTTTCTGCTAATCAACTTGTTTAATATAACATCAAATTGCTGTCTGCTCATCACTTAATAAATTAAAATCTATTTCTTTTATTGGTTCACATCCTGCAAAATTATGCTTTGGATTGTTAGGAAATATTTCGCTTTCAAACTTGTACTCAACATCTGACATCACATCATAAGCATATCCGTCAGCGTAAACAGGTGCAGTTATTTCGTTGAAGTCTGCATCGTAAGTTCCATTTTCTAAAACTATTTTACCAATTTCAACAATAGCTTGGATGCCTTTTCCGTAAACAAGTTGCTTTTCTTTGTTTAAATCTTCAACTTCAATATAAACTCCTTTTTTTAAGAAGTCTTTTATTGCAGTTTCTTTGTCTGAATAATTTAATTTATATATCATTTTATAGTGTTGTTAATGCGATACATTCTGCGTTTGTTAATTCTGTTTTATAAATTTGAAGTGATTCAATTCTCTCTCCAATAGGTTCGTTTAAATTACGATTAGTACCTACAAAAAGACTTTCAAGATTAGCATTAAAAGCGTTACCTGTTTGTGTGTAAATTAATGAACCATTTATAAAAAGTTTATAAACTCCATTTTTATAAGTTACCGCTAATTTTAAAATAGGTGCAGTATAGACAAAGAAACCTAAAGCTGCAAGTGCTGCATTTCCAACAACAAAGAAACGAATTGTATCTGCTTGAGCTGCTGAATAATTTAATGTTATATAGTTATTTGCAGTTGCATCACTTACATAAAATAAAGTTCTATTAGTTTGACCTAATATTTTATTATCAGCTTTAATAAATACAGTCCCCTCTGTTTGCCCTATTAAACTACTTATTCCTGTTTTAGAAATAACATCAGCGTTACGAGTTACTGTAGATGCAACTGTTGGAATATATGAAGTTTGATAAGCACCTACCTCAATTTGTCCACCCCATATTAAAACACCTGAAGTTCCGTTTCCACTTCCATTAAAAAACCCTGCATTTGTATTTGAACCACAACTAATATATAAAGTTTCAGTCGTCAATACTTTGTACAATATACATCGATACCAACCATTTCCCACGCTTTGAATTGCTCCCGTTCCAACGCCTCCAACGTCTTGGACTGTTCCTGTAGATAAATTATAATTTACGTTAGCATTTGAAGTTAATAAAGTTATATTATTATATCCGTCAGCTTTGGCATAAATAGATATCGAGCCATTTGTTGAAGAGATAAAAAATTGAGAAATATAATGCGAAGTTGCAAGAGTACTCGGAATAAATTTATTGGCATTATTAGTACCGTCAGGCGAAATTCCCGCATTTGCAGTTATTGTAGTTGCAACGGGAGCCCAAGTAGCTGCAGTAAAATTTTGACTATTAAGTATTATATTAGTTCTTTGTGGTTCTACTAATAAACTCGGACAACTTCCGTTTGTGTAATCAATACGAGGTATATTTAAACGTGTTGTTGTAGGGAAATATTCTGTTGCTGTTGAGCCTTGTTCTAATTGAGAAGCATAAAATAACATTTGATTTCCACCCGTACTTGTATATGTTTCGTTATAAGCATTTGCAAAACCTAAATATATAGTCGAAATATTATAATTTGTTGGACTTGATAAATTAATTCTATACCACCCGTCATTTAATTTTGTAAAAGAAACATTACCCGTTGTACTATAAATAGTTTCAGCAGTAAAATCAAAATATGCAGTATATGGCCCTAAATCAATATAAGCGTTTTTAGTACCTGATAATCTTTTTACATATAAACTTAAAGTAAAAACATTATTATTACTTCCTATTGATTGTGAAATTCTGTATTGCGTTGAAGTTCCAACAGAGTCTTCAATTAAACTTGCATTTTGTATTCCAAAAGGATTGTTTCCATAATTTTGTGTTATAGTACAATTTTGTTTTTGCCATCTTGCATCACTAAAAGTATTACTATATTCAACTAAATTTCTCGGAACTACTTCAATCAATCCTGCACTATTTACTCTCGTTGCTGTTGTAGCACGAACAACATCCATATCACCAAGAGGTGTATTAGGGATAACGTCATATAATACTCCTTCATTGTACGCATTAGGGGTAACAATAAGTGAGGCATCGTCTAATAATCCTACCGCATTTAATTCTTCCAATGTTGCATCTAAGCAAGGACCAGCTTCAAATATACTATTTGGATATGATAATACTCTTGCTCTAAAGTTAGCAATAATATTATTAGCCACGCTATATAAAGACTTAGCCCAACTTACTCCAATCCCTATATTTATCATATTAGTATACTAATAAAATATTTGCAGCAGAAACGTTAGTTGCCGATGTAATACCCGAAACAATAACTGGTAGAAATGTGCCACTAGTTAACCCCGAGAATGTCACATCTGTAGTATTCCCAACTGGTCTTACTGTTATTGTAGTATTAAGCAATGGATCAACTACTGCTCCAATATATATAGCTGCAGACTTAATGCCTGTTAATGGTAAGCTAGCCACTGTTCCTACAGTAGTCGCAAAGTCTGGTTGATTTCCGTATTGTCCCATAATTATTTTTTAAATATTTTATTGTATATTTTATTTTTGTTTTTTGTATTTAGTTTAAATTCTAAAACAGTATCACCCGGGAAAGAATAATCTTCACCTGGTTCCATCAATTTAGAATTACCTTCATTATCAATACCCAAAACGGGGAAACCTACGTTTTTCATTGTGATTTCCCCGCTAGGTATTACATTATAAGGTCTATCTTTATCAGGACTATTCTTTTTATAACCTGTTGTTGATAGATTTTTCATTTATTTTTTCATTTTGTTTTTCATTGCTGCCTGAGCATTCTCTGCGTAATTTTTTCTAGCACTTGCTTTTAATTTTTGATTGCTAGCTTCTTTAATGTCATAAGCAGTTTTTTTGCTTACTTTCATTTTAGTAGGAGGAACTACTTTTACTTTTGCACCAGTTCTTGGATTAATTTCTGGCTTAACTTTTTGTTTGTATTCTTCTCCTCCAGGTACTGTTTTAACAGTAACATTTAAATCAGCATTACCTCTATTTGCTCTTACAGCATTAGCCGCAATATTACCCATTTTACCAGCTTCTCTTTTTCCAATACCAAATTCTATTGCTTTCTTAGCGGTTGCAATACTATCAAGCATTCCTGATTTTTCAGTAAACTTTCTAGCTTTAAAGCTTGGGTTATTAGTATCCCATTTTTCATAAGGATTACCTTTTGATAAATCTTTACCAAATGCTCCGTATTTATCTTCTTGCATAAACGGACTAGGTAAGCCATTACCCGTTTTTGCATTGTTACCTCTACCTGGTTTTTGAGTGTATGCCATTTTGTTTTTAAATTATTTGTTATTGTTATTTAATCTTTGTATAATATACTGTTCCTGATCCACTTCCTGTAATAACACATTTCAATGTAGATTTATTAACAAGTGTATAAGTACAATTGGTTAACCAAGAATTAGCTTTAAATAGTGTAGAAGCAAACACATATGTTTCTTCTACTCTTAGTGTAAGCAAATCTAATGGATCCCCAGTTGATCCGCAAATTTCTTGCATTTGCAAATTACCGCTTAAATCTTTCCAGAAGAACAGTTGTGTTGTTTCTTCGCTTGGTCTCCAATATCCAACTAAGTCATTTGGATTAATTTTTTCTTGAGCAAAAGTGTTTAAACTAAATAATGCAATTGCGATGATTAAAAATACTTTTTTCATAATTAAATAATATTAGATTTATATAATATTATTATTACGTGTATTTACTGCTTTTTATAAGCTTCCATCTCCCAAGGTAACTTTTTAGACCCTTCTTTCATAGAAGATCTTTTGTATTTTTTT